AATAATAGAGGTATTTCTTTTAATAGCAAAACAGCACTGTCACATTCTAATGATTCATGGTTAAGACTTAATAATGCTAGTGAATTTAGTAGTGGTGTTTACACACCTCTAAAACTAAGGGCTGATGGTGGATTTGAAGTAGATGGATATGCGGTAGTTGATGGCTCTGCCAATATAATTGGAGCTAGAGTATCGGGTACAGTTCCTAATGCAGATACAGTAGACAGTTTACACGCTTCTAGTTTCTTAAGATCAGATACAGCAGATTCAGCTTCTGGAGACATCACATTTAATGGTGGTGGTGGTGCTGTAATGATTAATAATGGTAGTGATATAAGATTGCAATCAGATGGTTCTAACTGGACAGGAGATTACGGTGCAAAATTTCAGCATCATTCCAATTATTTATATATGCAAGGTGGTTCAAGTGGTCATATTTTTAGAAACCCATCAGGTAGTAACATAGTAACCATAGATACAAGTGGTAACTTAACTGCTCAAGGTAACGTAACAGCTTACTCTGACGCAAGACTAAAAACAAACGTAAATACTATTAATGATGCTTTAAGTATTGTTGGTAAATTACGTGGTGTTAGTTTTGACTGGAAAGAAACTGGTAAGCGTTCTATTGGTGTTATTGCACAAGAAGTAGAACAGGTAATACCAGAAGTAGTTGTAACTAAATTAGACCCTAACCCTGTTACAGGTGAAGAAACAGAAATTAAATCAGTTGACTACGGAAAAATAGTAGGCGTACTTATAAACGCAATAAACGAATTAAAAGCAGAAGTAGACGAGCTTAAAGGAGGTAAATAATGGCTATTCAAGGTTCAGGCGCAATCAGTATGACTGATATCGTCAATGAATTTGGTGGTTCAGTCCCGCACTCTTTATCTGAGTACTATAGAAATGGTGGAGCAGTTCCCGGAAATAACACTAGCGTGCCAACTTCCGGAGCTATCTCTATGAGTAATTTCTATAACGCTGTTAATGAAATACAAATATTAATCTCTAGTAACACTACAAACTATTCGTTATCGAACGCATTTGGATCTAACTGGTCTACTGCTGTTCCTAAACGATTAACTATTAATAGTGGTGTAACTGTTGGTAGTTCTAATACTAACCCTGCTATGACTATTGAAGGTTCTATGGGTGGGACATTAATTGTCCACAACAGTGGAAGTATTATTGGAACTGGTGGTTCTGGTAGTTCATCTGGTACTGGTGGTAATGGATATAATGCAGTTAAAACAGATCAAAACGGAAGTATAACCTTTTACAATAACTCCGGTGCAGCCATATACGGCGGCGGTGGAGGAGGTGGTAAAGGTGGTACTGGAGGACAAGGCGGTACTGGAGGACAAGGCGGACAAGGCGGTAATGGTTCTTATCAACAAAGTGTTGGAAGTGTTAGCTATAGTGCAACAGGTGTAGGAAGTTATGCCAATTTACATACGTCTCATGGATGTCCGGGTTCTGTTTCCTTCTCTGGAGGTGTAGCAGCACCATATAACTATGGATTTACTACATTTTGCCAAATTTGTAGAGGAAGTCATACTTTTGCTTCAAGCGGTTCTCAATACCAAAGACGAATAAGAAAAGGTACTTATACTCACCATGGAATAGCACATTGCTCTGGTAACTTCAGTCAAACTGGAGCTGGTGGTGGTTCTGGAGGCACTGGCGGCGGCGGAGGCGGCGGCGGAGCTGGTGGTAATGGAAGAGGTTACAACCAATCTCAACAAAACGGTTCTGCTGGTTCTGCTGGTTCAGGCGGTCAAGCTGGTGGCGGTGGTGGAAATAATGGAAACAGCTCTGGTGCTGGTGGACAAGGTGGAACTGGTGGAACTGGAGGACAAGGTGGAACCGGCGGAAACGGCGGTGGCTACGGTGCCCAAGGTGGACAAGGTGCTACTGGAAACCAAGGTCTAACAGGAAACCAAGGTAACACTGGTTCTAACGGAAATGCTAGTAACGGAAATGCTGGTGCTGGTGGTTCTGGAGGTTCTGGAGGTTCCGGCGGTTCCGGCGGTGGAGCAGCAGGATATTACATACAAAACCGTCATTACATGGCATTTCACAACTCAGGCTCAGTAGCCGGACAATAATTATGAATTTTAAAATAACAGAAATGACCACCTCTGAAATGAAGGTGGAATATGACGATGGTACATGGGCACGTATTGCTTCTTCTCCAAATCAAGAGAAAGAATACTATCTAACAATGATAGCTAGGTACCATCATGACAATGATCAGGAAGTTGCAATAGCAGATCATCCTATGAAAATAGGTGATGAAGGTGTTGTTGGAGAAGGTGCGGTTACAGATCAAAAAGAAGTTAATTTTGATTATGGTGCAGCTAGGATACATTGCTACCCAAGTGTTAATCAGCAATGGGATGCGGCATATCACACTAGAAAAGGAGATTCTACTTTACAAACAAAGTTAGATGCTCATATCGACATGGTAAAAGCTAAGATTCCTGTTGATGACAAAATATACACTGTTGATGAATTAGGAGCTATTTTGGACGAATTAGTAAAAGATCCAAAATGGGTAGACGAATAGAAAGAATGGAGATTTGTAAAGAGTGTAATTTTCTTACTAAGCGTAAATTCTGCAAATTATGTGGATGTTATATGCCTGTTAAGACAGCAATGCCTTTTATGAAATGTCCAGCAAAGAAATGGTAGAAATACCAACAATGGTTATTCCGCCTGTAGAAACCATAGAAACTATATCTATACCTTTACCAACAGCAGACGTACCTTCTTACATTCCTCTGGTTGTACCTCCTAGTGATTTACAAGCGGAAGAAGAACCTGAAGGTACTGCCTCTGAAAAAGAGCCGGAAGCACCCGGAATGAAAAAAGTAGACATACCGTTTACTAACAAACAAATGCCGGTACCTGAGACTGAGATCTTAGTAACGGCTACCACAACTGCGGTTGTGTCAGTAGCAGCTACACTTACAGCTACAGCAGCTTTTAAATATGTTGTAACTGCTATGAAACCAATACTTAAAACAACATGGAAGAAGATAAGCCAGTCAAAGAAAAAAGTTTCTTAGGCAAAGTAAAAGATATAGCCGAAGACAAAGAACATCAAATAGAATTTCTGGGAACAGTAGTTAGATTAGGCGTAGTTGTCTGGTCCGGCTTTATTATTACTATGAACTATGTTGACATTCCTATGGTAAAAAAATCTGGTAACTCAGATATAACTTTTGTCGCTTCGGTATTTACGGGGGCACTTGCCACCTTCGGTTTGACGACTGGAAAAAATAGCAATGGCAAGACACCAGCAAACTGCCCAATGATAAAAAAAGACAAACCAAAAGTATGACTAAACTACTCATACTCTTAGCATTGTTATCACCCAGCATAGCAAGAGCAAACACAGTTACGCCACAATTTACTACAGGATCCATGAATAGCACCACGACTACAACTCAGACTATAACTGAAGTTGAGCAGCGTCAGGTGTTCGGATCTGCGGTAAATACATGGTCAGGAACTAACGTCACACCCTCTGCTGATATAGCAGGAAGTGGTACAACATTTACTGTAACAAACACAGCTAATCCTTGGACATTAGAAACCACAACAAGAGCCGCAGGGCTAGTTGAGCAATGGGACACCACAACAAACTATACAATAAACTCCACTACAAACTCCTTGTCTGTCTTCTCACAGTAGGCAGTCCGGTATTTGCTGAAGGAGATACAAATAATTCATCAAATCCTGTCGCCGCAGCTACTGGCAACGTGACCAATCAGGCAGTGCAATTTCAGAACAATGGAGCACCTAGCCGACAATCCTTTGGTAGCAACGTTTCTTGCAATGGCAGTACGATGACATTTAGCCCATTCTACATGGGTAATGATACAGAACCACAAACAGAAGATGGTTATGTTATCTCAGAGAACTGGGGTTTTCAATTAAACTTCTCAGTTCCACTTAATAAAGATTTGACAAAGCAATGTGAACGCATGGCTGAATCTAAGATCCAAAAGGATCGTCTTGACTATGAGCTGGTACGTGCTCTAAAATGTGCCGAACTACAACGCAAGGGTTTCACCCTGAGACCCGGATCACGGGTAGAACATTTATGCTCTGACGTGATACCAATACAATTAACAAACAAATAACATGTTAGCACTCGTAAAACCATTCGTATTATCTGCACTTAGATCACCTAAATTCAAAACATTTGTCGTTGAATTATTAGAAAAGCTAGTAGAGCAGAGTGATAATGAGCTTGATGATAAAGCTCTAGCAATCGTCAAAAAAGGATTAGGACTTTAAATGGCAAACGTCAGTTTAAAAATAGGCAAACACAAAAGTCGTACTGGCGGACTCACCAAAGCTGGTAGAGAAAAATACAACAGAGCTACAGGCTCTAACCTAAAAGCACCGCAACCCGGTGGTGGTCCTCGTAAGAAATCTTTCTGCGCTCGCATGTCGGGTGTTAAAGGACCAATGAAAAAACCAAACGGCAAGCCTACTCGTAAGGCACTTGCCCTTCGCAAATGGAAATGTTAATTATGGCACCTATGGGACCCGGAACCTATGGTTCACAAATGGGAAGACCTCCTAAAAAGAAAAAACCAATGGCACGTAAACCTACTGGTCAGTTAAAACTAAACATGCAAAAAATGCCTCCTGCTGTGCAGAAAAGGTTAAAAGCTGCAATGAGGAAGAAAAAATAATGGCACATACAATAGACATGGATGGGTCAAAGTCTCGTTCAATTTCTGACAGACAAGA